AAAAGAACTGTTGTTATTTATAAACAGGGTTCTGGATTTGATGTATGTGTCGGAGCTTGGCAATACGAACATCCTACAAAAGAAGTATTATTAAGCTGGGATCCAATTAAAATTAAAACTGTTAAAATAAAAAATCCAAAGATTTGTTTTTTTCACAGCACACATAGAGAGTTTAAAAAAGAAGAAAGAGAGAAGTGCTTTGAATTTGCAAATAAAAGGATTGAACTATTAAATAAGGAGGAAATATAATATGAGTGCTTATCAAGTAGATACAGATTGTTTAGGAAGAGTATTAAAAGCAATCAGTAAAGTTGGAGTATATGGGC